CTTCGCCACCACAGCGCAAAGCATTGCCAGCGGTTGCTTGTAGGCAAACCTGATAGCGCTGGTAGTAGCTTGCGTGACCGCCACCGTCACAATGCGCAGCAATCGCCCTGCCCATTGGTAGTCGCGTGATTATTACGCGACCCAATCGCACACCACGAACCCGCGCCATTAGCGCAAAAACAATATCCTGAGCCGCTGGTAGTTTGTCCCAAGCTGGATAAAAAACCGACTCATGCTCGTCAGGCACTTTATCAGCCGGAATATCCAAGTCTTGAAAGCGCAGCCAGATATCATCTACAACCGCATGGGGCGAATCGGGGTATTCACGCCGCAAGCCGTTTTGGTTCCACAGGTCTGGCTGACAGGCGATCTGATGCAATAACTGCCCAATATCAACACCAGCAGCAATCTGTAAAAAGTTGCGCATCACACCACCTCAGCAATAGACAGGATGATATTCAGGTCTTCACCGGTTGCGGTGACGGTCTGCGCTGCATTGACCTGATGATTGAGCAGTTCAGACAAGATCAGCGTTGCATCGGCAGCCAGTGTCTTTTTAACAAACTGATTGCCACCAACTGACACAACCAAAACGATTGGCAATACCGTTGGATTGTGAGCGGTTGCTGCTCGAATCTGGGCAAGCGTACCGGCTGGAGCGGTGTACAGCGTATTGCTGCCAGCGTTTAGCGTGTCGTTATACGCCTGTTTGTATTCAATGGTCACAATGACACCTCGACTAAGCCAAGCGCATCAATCGGCGCATCAAAAACAGAAACCAAGCCAATCATCTGATCGTTTGGATAAAATGGAGTGCTAATCAAACCAAGCGCGTCATCAGGTTTTTGGATCATCGCCTGAATCGCCATGCTTTTTGCATCATCGGCAGTGACTTGTGCTTGCTGAACGGCCAGCAAAATCTCTTGAATCGTTGTGGGCAACAAATCAAACGCTTGAGATTGTAGGTTTTCAAGAAAGCGGATCGACCGTGGATCGCTTGATATCTTGGCGATCAAATCACGGGGCAGTTTTAGAAGATTAGACATTCAATGGCTCCACCTGAATCTCAAGGCGAGGAATAGCTAAAGTGGTCGAGCCAACGCCACGAAAGCGCAAGCCAAGCCAGTGACCAAACCGAACGCCAAAACGATGCCACGTCATGCGGTGAGCATAATCACCACGCAAACCGGCTGATCTGCTGCGCTCTTGTGACCACGTCAAGCCATCTTTGGTGTACGAACAAAACACACTAGGCTGCTGCCCTGTCGCTGCACGACCTACAGTGCCCACCAACTCAACCGAATTGATAATCGCACCCATGCCTTCGTTGTAGATCAGCGCCGTATCAAAGCGCCATCCTGTGGGCTGGTCGTACTGAGAAAACATTGAATCGGTCATGTAGCCGAGTTTGTTGGTCGTCTTGTCGCCTACGATCCATTTGTTGTAGGCATAAACAAAATTAATAGCCCGATACTGCTGATTTGCAGCACTGCCACTTTTCAGAATAAACCAAACTGGCTGTCCAGCAGCCGATGACCCTGCCAAGTCATAAACCAATGTTTCGTTGAGCAAGTGGATATACAGACACTGGTGTGCTTCGTGCTCACGAGCTTCCACCACCATGGTAGACAGTTGCGATTCGGTGTATTGAGCGATGATTGATTCGATTTCGCGTGTGGCAATCTTTTGGGCATCACCACTTGCGCCAAGATAAACACTGATCGGCTCGTTGCGGCCGCCGCCTACAAAGGCAAAAGTTTGGGCAAACATACATTTTGCATGAGAGCCAACAATGCCCTTTTGAATCACCGCACCATCAATGCGTTGGAACGGGAAAAGCTCGCCGCCGACATTATCAAACACCTCAATGCTGTGGCGGTTGAGTACCACCAACTCATTGCGGACTTTAAGCAGCCCTAAAATATTATCGGGGTCAAACTCGCTTGAGCCGTACTTGAGTGGATTAACTGCGGTCGGATCATTCAGTTCAGTAACGACGATGAATTCGCCATCCGTGGTGACGTGATACCCATCAATCCACACATGATCAATTACGTCGCCAAGATCACCATCGGTCACCTTGGCAAGCGTCAGGCCATTAAAGTAGTAAAAACCACGATTTGATGAGACGGCCAGCCGATCAAACGAATAATCAAACGAGCAGCGACCACCTGAGCCAACATCACCCAACTCAGTCACATGGCCGGATGCAGACACACTCACAAACTTGCTGCCGCATACGCGATACAGCACGCCACCCCACACAATACCGCCACGATCTAGGCCGTTTGTGTCAGCAAAGTGTGCGATGCCATCGGCAGTACGCAAATAACCCTTGCTGATCCCCGTATCTTTGGGCACCGGCACAAGATTGACCGGATATGACGTGCGATAGTCCGATGTAGTGTCGGCATAGATGCCGCTCAGAATGGGCACTTGCATTAGAAGCCCCAACGTCTGTAGCGACGATTGCCAGCACCGAGCGGATAACGATCAGGGTACTGTCGCGTTGGTTTGGTTGCCACACTAGACAGCATGGCGTTGTAGGCATCCTCTTGTGTTTTGATAAGCAAGATGCTTGGTTGTTTGCCGTACATTGGGCAAATCTGAACGGCGAGCGATTTATAAACCGCTGCCGCGTGTTGCAATTCAATGCCGCTATCGTCGTCCAAGTCGCTGTCAGTTGGGTCAGTTGGCACGTTATAGCCAATATCCACACCCTTAGATGACCACATCGCCACCATCGCATCCATTTGGCGCAAGATGTCGGTGTGCTCTTCGGGTGATGCGTCAAACTGATAGCCGCCCATGCCGATTTCGGTCATGGCTTGGTCGATGAGATAGCGTTTTTTGATCATTTTGGTTTGCTCAAGCGAGTTTTAGGCTTAGGCGATTGCGCCACCTTATGCGGATGATCAGCCCACCCGTCAGCAAGATAGCCATCAACTTCGTCAGCATCGACAACGAGGGTTTGCAGCATTTCGCCCCACACCTCAACATCGCCATCCGCTTTGTACAGCATCGTCGGATTCTGCATTTTCAAAGCTCCAGAAACGACAAAGGGGCGTTTAAGCCCCTATTGTCGTGGTGTTGATTAGGACTGACCGAACAACTGCACACCTGCCATTTCTGGATTCAGGAGTGCGGTGCCAAAATCAATATCCCAACGAGCCTTAACGCTCAGGTCGTTAATGTTGCCTTGACGGGTGTAAGTGACACCAATCCCAAGACTGGTAGTAGCACGAGCAAATGCCCACCCATCATCTGGATCTACACTGTAGCTACCGGGGATGAGGATCAGCGATTCCTTACGAAAAAACGGATTCATCGGAGCGGCAACAGTATTGAGCCAAGTCAATGGGGCGTTATCAGCCGGAGCATTACTGACGTTTGCATACTCTTTCGAGCCAATCGAGCCTTCAGCAGCATCAATGATGGCTGGATAGGTGCGAATGGTGTTGGCAGCAGGCTTATCGACCACGCGGAATGTTTTCAGACTGCCGGTGTTTTGCTTGGTGATCAGATGGATTTCAAAAACCCCATCAATCGTAAAAGCATCGCCGACCTTGATGTTGGCATAAGTGCCACCATCGACAACCAGATCAGTGTAGCGATTGTCCTTGTTTTCGGTCAGACCTGCGCTAGTAACGGTTGCAGCAGGCACAGTGCGTTGGTTTGCACCATTGACCAAAACAGCCCCACCGGTTGCAGCAGTCAGGCGGATTTCTTGGTCGTTCTTGAACACCTGGAAGCCAGCAATGTCGCTACGGATCATTGCACGCTCATACGCATCACGCGAGCGGCTCGAATCTTCGGAACGACCAGCCAAATTGCCAGCCATCGCATTCATAGCACTTGGTGCATAGAACGCCATGCGACCATCTTGCGGCACACCAATGCGAGTAAAGCGATTGTCCAGATCAGCCACATCATCGTAGCCACTGGCAGCACCAGTGCGCTTCGATACAACCGAGCCATACAGTGCAGCAGTATTGAACAAAGCAGAATTAACATCAGATGCCAACTTTTGCATAGCAGCTTTGCCGTACTGATCCATAGCAAACGTGCTGCGCAGATTTTTGGAACTCAGCGTTTTTGGTACGGATTTGTGGTAGCCAACCGAGCACGGCACATTGAGCTGCGTTAAGCCGTCAAAGTTTGCAGACTGATCAAATCCGTCATAGCTTGCGCCAATCATCGGGCAAGGCAGCCAAAACTTATCCTGAGCGTGCACCGCTTCTTGCGGAGTCAAAGGATTGTAGAGTTCAGCGCCTTTTGCAATGACAAGCAAATCTTCAAGACCCATCATGACGTTATCAAACATCACCTGTTCTTGACTGGTTAGACTGGTAGCCATAATTCAAAACCTCATGGATTATTTTCGACGGCTTTTCTTGTAAGCAATCAGCTTGGTACGGTCGTTCGTCCGGTTTGCTTCTGCTTCAAGTTCAGCCAATTTTTTGCTGCTGTTCGATGGCGCGGAATTGCTGCGCAGATTCGTATCAGCAGGAGCGGGTTTGGTTGGTTTAGACACTTTCAGATCCTTTTCGAGTTTGCCGATTTCGGCAGCAAACTTGGCGAGATTGGTGATTTTTGACAGGCGTTCGAGTTGGGCAGGATTTTTGCCGAGTGCGTATACAAGCAACGCAGGATTATCAGCAGCTTCAAGCAAAATGCTTTGACGGTTTTGATCGAAGATGGACACCACCTCCTCCTCAGCGTCGGCAAAGTCTTTGACCTTGAGTTTCTTTGCATTCTCCTGATACGCCGTGCGCTTGGCTTCGGCTTCGCGGATCAGTGCTTGCTGTTGCTCCTGCTGTTTTGCCTTGGCCTTTTCGACCTCGCGGCTTTGCTCATA